ACATTATCCAACGAAATAGAAGTGGCGTTCTTGGAAACGCGCATTTCTTCCTGCGGAATATTGATAATCTTCAGATTGCCTGACTTATCTACACGCCTGATCTTTACGTCATGGTAGACGGTAAATACCTGCTGACCCATTTCGTCAACAGTTATGTCCTCAATCTGACTATGCTCGATAGGCTCAACACCTTCCTCAAGCAATTCAGCCAAAGCCTCATCAGTAAGCCCTGAATAGCTCTCTGTGACGACTTCTTCTTCTTCCTCCCAGAATACCTTTACATACCCTACTTTCTGAAGCAGAGCATCTTTAAACCAGTTGTGCAGGATTTCAAAGCCGTTGTTGTCTTTGTTGAATACATGATTAACGACCTTGGTTTCAAGCTCGGCTGAATCCTCGTCATCCATGCCAACAGGGTCAAACTGTACGGTCTTATTACCAGATGCAAACACCCGCATTAAAGAGGGCATGATCCATTCGATAGCCTCAAGGACTTCACGGGTAACAACCTGTGAGCGGCCTGCTTGCTCGTTGCCGTATGCCCTACCGTAGTAGAAATCAAGGGCATCACCCTGGTCGGACTCAAGCTCACTGGACACAGTTAGACTTTGGTCTAAAGCCTTTCTGACCACCGCCTTTAATTCATTGTCATTCATACTATGTAACCAGTGTTGTATTTAATCTCGCCCCAATCAGTTTCAGCATTTGCAGACTTCTGGTGTATCGCCATCAAGCCAAAGGCATCAGCAGCGTGTGAACTGAAGTCATGCTCTGGCCCTAAGCCAATCCCACGCACCTCGTCACGCTTTTCGTGATACCAGCCCAATGCCTCACGACCACCCACTGTTGTTTCTTCGTTAAACCTGATATTGGGGAAAAGTAAACGGACAGCTTCAATACGCTGTAATGCAGCGCCCTTGCCCTGATTAGGCACTACCTCAACATCAAACCCTGCTGAACGCAGAAATGATTCTGGGGTTGCCGCATAAACCGTGTCATGCTTTCTGCCGTCATGGGGTAATACACAGATAGCATTTTCGTATTTATTCTTTCTGAGCCAGTTCACATGAGCGTCAAATGGCTGACCGACAGACTCGTAATAATTAAGAACCCTAACCTCTGCGCCTACATACTGGACAATCCAGATTGAAGTTGCATCAGATTTACCCGAAGTGCCGCCAATATCCCAACAGGCGAAATACTTCATTAGCGGGTCTGGGCCTACATGACCGATACGGCCTGATAGCTGTGCGTCTGTCAGATGCTTGGCAAAGTAAGCACCCTCAAGGACAGTGGCATATTCACCTTCCCAGATATGACCATAACGCTCTGGGGTGTTGTTCAGGCAGTCTAATCTTTCCTGCTCAAGTACCTTCGGAAACCAGGGATTGTGTTTCCAGTTGGCATTAACAACAACCGCACCAGTGGGCTTTACTTCACCTCTGAGCAGTGTATCTATCGGGTCTGTAGGTCTTTGTGGATTCCATGAGAACCACAGTTCTGAGTTCTCTGCTCGGATCGTAGGACGTAAAAGCGTGATACTTCTGTCACTCAGTGATTGAGCTTCCTCACACCACGCCCTGTTGAAGCCTTCCAGTGACTTTACCGAATCAGCCGTGTGATCCTGCATACCAGTGAACGTGATAATACCGTCACCAGGTGTCTCGATAACTTCACGGAATACCTTGAACCCCTGTGCCTCACCAAGATTAAAGTCTTGTAGCTTTGTCTCAATCAACCGCTTGGCTGACTGTTTGAGGGTCTTTTGTACCTCACGGACACAGACCGATAACTGGCCCTTGTTGATGAGGTGTTCTTCTACCAGCAGTTCAGCAAAGAAATGCGACTTACCACTACCTCGACCACCCCAAGCGCCCTTGTATCGAGCAGGCTCTAGCAATGGGAGATAAACGTCAGCCGTTTGTATCGTCAGCTTTGACAATGCGGCGTACCACTTCAGTAATCGCTATCGGGTTATCTTCGTCACCGGATAATTCAACCGACTGATGATATTTTCCATCTACCCGATTGAATACCTCTTGTAGTGCCGCCCAATCACCATTGTTTGCCTGACTAACCACATGATCCGCAAGGGCGTTTAGCCCATTGTCCACAGAACCGTCCCTTCTGGCTAAGGCGCGTTTTAATGCGTCTGCCCAAGGCTTGCGTCTGGCGTTTTGATTTCCTTTAGGTGCTGGCATACGACTACAGGCTGTATTTCTACTTGGCCTGCCTCTTGATTAAAAAAAAATGCCCGAATTAACGGGCAAATATCTTCGGAGTATTTAAATGAAAAAATGCGAGGTCGTGCATTAGTCCAAGTGAGGATTATATCTAGGGGAAATAATCCATCATGGACAATCGTAGTACATTTCTGTGCATAGTACAAGTGTAGAACGTAAATAAAACATAAATAGAACGATTACCGGCCTAATCTTTCGTAAACACGCAATGCCCATTCAACAGAACGGATCGCCTGACTGTGCGTTCTGCGGTATTTATCCAGTGATAATTCGTACTTTTCGCACTTCTGCTCGTCAGTCCCAGGCTCACAGTATTTCAGGTACAGAACGCAATATTCGTCGTCTGTCGCTTCCTGCATGACATGATCGATAGCCCGTAACCGTCTGGGAAAGTCTATCGGGGTCGGATTATGCCGCCATGACGACTTGGGCATGGACATATTCTTCGGACAGTAACTGGCTGGGTAGCCTAACCCGCCTGACGAGTTTTTAAGCACCCACTGAAACCAATCCTGCAAATCCTGTCTTGTATCACGCATATTTATCCCCCTGTGAGGCCGTAGATTGCGTTCTAAGCCGTTTTCTCTGAAAAGTAATACCGATGTACTGGGTAGCTAGTTTTTTTCCATTTCACGCTGTTCCCTGACCTGTTTTTCGACAAGCCTTTCCAGTTGTCTTTCTGCGGCTTCAGCCTCCGGTCTTGTGCCGTGGATATACCAGGTCAGCCAATGGTGCGAGACTTTGTAGTTCTGTTCGTCAATTTTCGTAATCATTGCGTTCCCCTTTTCCAAGTTCGTGAATGAATTTATGGCAGTGGTCGCCAATATCGGGAAATCCGTACATTCCGTAGTGGCAACTTTCTGCGTGTGAATTCAGGCAGCTTCGACAGTCATGGTCGTCATGTAGCTTACTGGTACGAATCAAATTCGATAAAACCTGTTTCACCATTTCTTCTGCGCTCCTTCAGTTTTTTGTATTCGTTTTTGTAGTGGTCAGCGATTTCCTTTTCTTCTAGCTTGGAAATCTTTACCAACGTGTTTTTCTTGTCCTCAAGAATCTGAACAAGGCCGTTTCCCAACTTGTTTTCAATCCACCGAGCAAATTCCACAGGGTTGCCACCAAGACGCTGATGACAGCTAAAACAATGACTACTGGCATTATCACCACACCAGCGAACGCTACGATGCCGTCTTGAAAAATGGTGTGAACAGTGGAGTCCTTGTGAGTTTTCTTCATACTGTTTCCCGCAACATTCGCATACCCAATCTGATCTTTCCCTGACACACTTTGAAAACCATGTGTCTGCCTGTTTAATTTTCACCTGGAACCTCCAAGTGATAACCGAATTTCTGGTTTATCAAATCAACAAATCTGACCATAAGCTCCGACCCCTGCGCTTTTGAAAGCTGCGTGGTCGAATTTACTTCAGGGTACATAGCTCGCATGATTGGCTTGAACATAAGTTCAAAAACCAGTTCTTGTGTTGGCCTGATTGGTACTGTAATGGTTGTTCTCATATCTCTGTTGTCTAAATCCATTTCATGTGCAAGTTCCCGACATAAAACCTGAAAGGCGGCGTTTTGCGGTAGTGTTCTTTTCTGTGCATTGAATGACTGTTCAAAAGCGTCAACGTAGTTATGAAATGCGTTCAAATCTGCCATATCTTCTGACCCTTCCAGTGCGAATGACTAGCCGCTACCGTTGCCGCACCAGACTTAGACAGTGTTTTCCAGTTGACCGCCTTTTCTGGTTTCCAGCCTTGGTTCAATCTTCTGGCAATCGTGTCTGCACGTTTTGCGTTTCCTTCAGCCCACTCGGTGACTGTCTTTGTTTCACCGTCTACCGTGACGGGTGTGTTTCTGCCTATCATTTTCCCCTGATCTCCTGTA